ATAGGAGTCCGTCTCGTGGGCTCGGAGATGTGTATAAGAGACAGTTGCCATACTGCTCAACTTCATCAGCATGATCCTCTTCCTGCTCATTTGCCTCAGGCTGCTCTTCAACAGCAGCTACTGTCTCTTCAACAGCATCAGCCTCCTCATTGCCATGATCAACAATAGTTGATTCTAGATCAGCACCTTCATCAACCTCAAAGGCTGACTCCTCATTTTCATTTTCAACAATCATTTTGCGCGCTCCTTTTATTAGCTGCGATAGGTTGTCAAGATCACCTCAGGAGTCTCAACTGTTGCAATGACTTCATCGTCATTGAGAATACGGACTTCGCCACCTTCAATTGGTATCTTGGCTCCGGCATATCTTCCAAATAAAATCCAGTCACCCTCTTTGCACCATGCAGACTTGAATCTTGATTCATCCTTGTATGCATCTTCACCAACACTTAGGACATAGCCAACAACTGTTGCAAGTCGTTCACGTTCAACAGTCTCATCGGTTAAGACAATACCACCATTGGTTTTGCGCTTGCCCTGAAAAGGCATAATAAGGATACGATATCCAGTTGGCTTTGGCAATTGATCTAGTTGTGACTCTTCAATCTCAGTTGGATCAATTGGCTCTTTAACTTCTTGCGGTTTTGAATCGCCAAAATTCAAAACACGATCAGGCAGATCACCCATCTCTCTTCTCCATACGTTCAAGCAAGGCTTTTATTTCATCCATTGCAAGTGATAGCCCTGAAATCTCACCTACAACGTTTTTATATTGCTCCATTGATGACACATTACCATTGCCCAATGAAGTTCTTCTAAGCTCGATCTCTTTGTTGATTTTGCCTATCATATTGCTAGCAAAGTCTATTCCATGCATCTATCGAGTCCTCACATCATTCTTCTGTGCATCAGCAACAAGCTTATTGTATGAGTCTTGCTGCTTCAGCCCTGCATCTATCATTGTCTTTTCACGCTTCTGAGCTATATCTTGGTTTGCCTGTGCCTCACCAGCTGCTATGCTCATACGCTTGGTAGCTTCAGATTCCATCAGCTTCTGGGTGTCAGTCTGTGCTTTGAGCTGATCACCTTGCTGCTTGACTTGCATCTCTTTATCATGCATCTGGATCATAGGATCAGGCTGCTGAGGTGGTATAATCTGCTGCATGATCTGCCCAATCATCTGTGACTCAATCTGCGATACCATTGTCATCAGCTGTTGCTGTAGTTGCTGCTGTAATTGCTGCTGCAGCTGTGGATTCTGAGCAATCTGGGGGTTCTGAGAAACAGCCTGTTGGTATTGCTGCTGCATTTGCTGCTGCGCTTGTTGTTGAGCAATAAAGTTGATATGCTGCATAATATCTTGAACAATATTTGTCACAAATGCAGGGTTCTGCTGTACAAATGGGAGTTGCATAAATGTCACATGGGACTGAATATGAGCATTATGATTCTGCTGTGGGAATGCCTGTAGCCTCTTACCCTCAAGTGCACGGGCATGTTCCAATGCTGGCGACAGAGGCTTTGGATCATCTATAGGCACTAATAGCCCTTCTGGATCTTTAACCTCAAGGGCAATATACATTCTCTTATATGACTCACGCAGGTTGTGCATCTCTGGAGCAGACTGAGCCATCTGTAGCTGCATCTGAGCTAAGGAAACACGCTGGGCTGCTGAGAAAATATTTGGATCAGAGACAGGGATTACATCAACTTCAGGTCCGAAGTCCTCCCGTTTAATAACCTTTGGCACACCACCAATGGCATATGGATACTCTGGTGGCATTGACTCCCCAATAACATCAGCAAGTAGCTTAAACTCACGCTTCTGAGAATTATGTAGTCTCTTGTGTACCGATGACATGACCTTTGAGCCACGCTCAATAAGGGCCATTGTTGTGCCTACAGGATTCTGCTGTGAGCCAGACTCTGAAATTGAGGTATCAGCAATGGAGGCAAATCTACGACCTGACTCAACTATAAAGCCAAGAAGTTGGAACAGTACGGACGATGGTTCCTTATATGGCAGTGGCATGAGGGCATTGTTGATATTGTCATTAGGGATGTCAATATCACGCCATTCGCCTGGAGATACTGGCTCATCATTAATCTTAGTACCACGCTGCTTGAAACCACCAGGCAGGTTAGAAAATGTGCCAGCATCAATAAGCTGCCGAAGGATTGATGTTGCCGATGATGCTAGACCACCAATCATGTGGATGAAGCCAAAGCCATAGAAGCCAAGGCCAGGGAGGAACTTGTAATGAACAAAGTAATCCCGCTTCCTGAACATCTGATCTTGCTCTTTCCAGTTCCTACGAATTGCAAGAATGTCACCTGTATCAGAGCATGTTGTAACAATGTATGGTAGACTTAGGCCATCTGGATGCTCAAAGCCTTCTAAATCAATGTCAATCTGCATTTCATGGAATTCATATTCATCACTGCTTGCACCAGCATTCTTAGATCCATATAGCTCATCTAGCTTTGATTCAACTTCATTGTCGTTATGAGCCATTGGATCATTCAATTCAATGTCACGATAGAATCCAAATAGCTGCTCTCTACGGAGATCATTTACACTCTTCTTGAATACATGCGTAATCCGCTGTGCTGTCTTTAGAGTTGTTGCACCATAATTGACAACAACATCTTCTGCTGTACAGTACTGTGAGACGGATCTTCCTAGGGTTGCATCATAGTAGATCTTCTTGAATGAGCTACCGCTTAATGGGAGGTAGAACAGCATCTGATCTAGCTCAGGGTCAAACTCTTCCATGACCTCTGTGATCTGATAATTCATGAACTCCTTGACACGAGCAGCCCGCTCCATAAGGTCAACAGCCTTTGGATCAGTCTTATCGGGGTTCCCAATAGTCTTTACTGATACAGGCCCATCAGCAGGAAGCAGCTCTTTATATGCCTGTGCCTGGAACTGCGCTGCTGCCTCAGCTAATAGAGGGTGGAATACACCGGATGCGCCTTCAAATGGCTCTGTCTTATCCTCATCAGTAAAGCCAAGCTCATCAAGGCCATCAGTGAATCGTTTTAGCCAATCTGACCTTGAGGACTTATCCTCTTCATATTTTGCCTCTAAGTCAATTGCAAGCATCTTGAGGTACTCATCATCAAGGTACTCAGCTAAGTTAGCAGCATGTGGCAGGTCCTCTGGGATATCCAATTCATTAGCTGGTGCAAAGTCAACAATAGCACCATCGGCATCCTCAGTTATCTCAACTCCATCAATATTACCAAAGCCCTCTGGTGGATGCGCCTGAAACTCAATGACAATATCGTCATCAATTTCGCCAGTAGGCAGTGGTGTATTTCGATCAATCAATGACATAATTCTTTCCTATCAATAATAATTTTTTGTCTTCCAGCTCTTACCAAGCTCATCCTTCCAGTCTTTCTTGAGCTGGATGTAGCCAGATCTACGGAACTTGAGCATTGCCATGACTGTTGAATCCACCTGATCATCATTCTTACAGGAAAATGGGAAGCCATGGCACTCATCTATGAGTTCATCAGCCCACCACTCATTAGGTGCCCAAACTTTGCCCTCATAGAATATATCAGCTACCGAGTTTGCTCTGACAACCTTGTCTTGTCCTTTATTGGGTGTGAAGCCTTGGACTGGGATTCCCTGATGTCTGAACTCTTGAATAAGGGATTGCCCTGAAGCCTTATTCTCAATAATAGTTGAGTCGGGGTTCCAATCTGTCCAAGCAGTAAAGGCTTTTTTCTTGAGGGTTGGAAAGTCAAACTGCCCACGGACTCTATCCAGCAGCATAATGTTGGCTTCTGTCCCATCAAAGTTCCTTGTTCTCGCACTTTCACCACTACCGATTGTATATTCACCGTCTGGGTAAAAAACTCCCCAGGTTGTAATTACCGAATAGTCGGCAAGCTCCTTAGCCTGAAACGCTGTGTCCATTGACATGATGATATCAGTACACTTAGGTGGCGTATCGTTACTCCATCTCGACCAATACCCTCGCTTGAGGATTGATGCCTCGTCAGATGCTGGTTGCTGCAGCCATTGTGCAGACCAGTTCTGTGGGAATAATGATGCCTTCACCGCTTTTAGCTCATCAATATTCCAGAACTCAGGCCACAATGGCTTGCCAGATGGTAATATTGCAGGGTACTCAATCAGCTCCCATTGATCAGCGTCATCGGATTTAGCCTGCTCTTCAAGAAGATGACCAGTGATATCTTCTGTTGACCACCTTGTCTGTACTACAATAATGGTGCCACCTGGCTGTAGTCGCTGTCTTGGACCAGCAGAGTAGTAGGCCCATGCATTCTCAAAGGCATTAGGTGAGAGCAGATCTTGCTCAGAGTGAGGGTCATCAAGAATGAGAAGGTCAGCACCACGACCAGTAACTGAAGCACCGACACCTGCTGCGAAAAATTCGCCGCCTGCGTTTGTTTGCCACTTACCAGCAGACTTGCTATCTGCGCGAACAGTGGTATTGGGGAATACCTTTGTATACTGGTCTGACTGGATAATATCACGCACAGTCCTGCCAAAGTGAACAGCAAGATCAGTGGTATGTGTGATTGACATCAGTTTCATCTTTGGGTCTTTGCCAATTAACCATGCAGGTAGATATTGTGATGTTAATAGTGATTTTGAGTGTCTTGGTGGGCAGTTCAGAATTATTCGCTTAAGCTCCTTGGATGCAACTTTTTCAAAGTTGTCAGCCATTGACTTATGGTGATTCCCGAATATGAAATCTGGGTACATGAACTCAACAAAGCCAAGGAATGACTCTCTTGCGTTTGTTATTACCTCTTGTTCAGAAAGCAGCTCTTTGAGATTCAGGTACTCATGCAGCTGCTCGTCAGAGAATTTTGAGAGATCAGTCTGCATTAGATGCGAGTGTCCCTGTCTACCTTTTCAATGGCCTTCCTGACATCATTAAATGTAGCATATTTTTTGCCGCTCTTTAACAACTCATTGGCCACTTCATCTGCTATGTATGATGCCGATATATCATCAACAAGGCTATCGTCATATTCTCTTGCCAACTTGATGATGGCATTGCGGCTCTCCGGAGATCGCTCAAAGGCATCAACTGAGTCGGAGTCAAGCATTACCATATCTGCATTGAGGTGATCACCAACACCAGCATCAATGTTATAGCCTACTGCAAATTCAACATCATCCTGATTGTAAATAAAGTCCTGGACCATCTCAACATACTCAGGCTTTGGCTTATTATTCTGTTTCCCCTTAATCTGCGTAATCATCAGGGTGCCATCCTTGTCATGGCCTTCAATGGTTGTATGCGGACCACCTTCGCTGTCCCGAAGTGAGTATATCTTTGTTCCACCACGTACCTTACCACAATAACCCCCTACGCAATGCCCCATTGTGTCGCCTTCATACTCAAGGGCAACCTGAAGCGGGTCAATGCCTCCTTGCAAGTCGGACATCGTTAGCCCTTTATCTGCAAGCTCAACCCAGCCATAATCATCATATTGCAGTTCTTCAATCGGGTGTGTTGCTCTATTGAATGCCTTCTGCTTATCTGCCTCAGCCAGATTCAAAGATCGCCACTCATTAATATCTGCCACACGCTGTAGGACATCTGGCACTGACATCTTGCCGAGCTTGCCTGGTCTAATCTGCAAATTAGCTGGAAGCCCAGAGTCAGGTCTCATTGTATTTGCAATTTCATCACGCACATGACCAAACCCTAGTGATGACAAAGCGCCGGTATAGAGATCATGGAATATGGTATCTCCTGGTAGCTTCTTCATCCAGTCTGGTGAGAACCGATTGACTTGCTCTGATGCACTGCTTTTGGCAAAGGCATCATCAGACAGGTACTCCCACTTGCTCTCTGGGCTATCGGGTGCCTCTGACCCATAGAAATCGTATCCTAGCTGTTCTCTTCTATATTCCAGCTGATCTTCAGGATCTAGGTCGAGATCGGTGTTGTCCTCTACTGCTGCGCTATATACATCATCAAGGCTCTGTATATGTG